AATCTTATTACCATCCGTTACATCTGAACCATCAACTCCACCACCAAGACTTCCAGTATTGATTAAACTTCCTGTAGCTGCCGAAGAAGCATATTCTGTTCCAGCAGCTGGAGTTGCACCCCATGCAGAAACTGCAGCACCAGCAGTAGTATAAGCATCACCTTTTGAATTGTGGTCAGCCCACCAGATATACTTAGATCTACGATTAATAGCATCTACATAATATGCCTTAGACCCGTCTTCAAATTTAGTACCCTTTGCGACAGAAAGTCCTGTGAAGATTTCAAGTCCTTCACCAATATTTCCTGTCCATGCTCCATCCTCATCAACTACTGCAACGTGAACCTCATCATAGAGAGCACCTTTGTCAGCTGAAGCTTGAGTTGTTACTGGTTCTTTGTCAAAAAGACCCGAATATTCCCAAGTTCTTGAATGAGTCTGAGCAGTTGCTGTATTGGTGAATCCAGTATTAACCACCATTGAAGATGAATTGGTTATTGATGTAACCCTTCTCTCTTCACCATTAATTTTGACAATATCACCAACGGTGTATTGTTTATCAAATGCACCAGAACCTTGTTCCCCACTAGCAATTGTTGCTGTAACTGTTGAAACATTAGCAGAAACTGCTACAGTTCCCACCATATTTCTTGATGGTTCTGAAAATGCTGACCTTTTAAGTCTTACTGCTGCGGTTGTGCTAATAGCACCTGTTGCTGGATTTGCATGTACAGTTCCAGCAGTATTACTTGTTATTGTAGCAATAACAAAGGTATTGCCAGAAAGTGTAATTACATCTCCAACTCTAAGTTCAGTACCAGCTAATGTATTAGTTCCTGTGAAGGACTTATCACTCACAGCAACTGCATATGTTCCTGTTAGAGCTACATCAGAGTTGGAAGCAACTACTGTATTTCCAGATGCAAGATTGGCTCGTGTTGGCCCACAAAGTGAAACCTTGAGACTATTTCCAAGGTCACCTGCGTATTTTGCCATATAATCACCTCTTGTATCGGCGACTGAACCTTGTCCTTCATCGTAGGAATCCCAATAGATTGCATCATTTGCTATGAGGATTGCTCCACCACTTGTGGTTGCTGCATTTTTAGCGGCTGTAGAAACAGCTCTAACTACGTGAAGTTTACTTGAATATTGTAAAAAATTGGCTGCGGAAAAAAACGATGTATAAGTATTCGCATCGGGCTTTTGGAATGTTTGAACCAAAAGATCCTCAGAGTCTATTAAAGTTACATCATTTGCTGGCCCCCATCTGAAAGGCCCAGCGATTCCAGCATCTACCGAAGAGATGCCAGGTACTACCGTTGTTAAATCAATTTCAGATGTATTTACGCCAGGGCTTACTTGAAATCCCATATCATCTCTCCTAAATTGTGTTTGGTGTAAATCAGTTACTATGATTATTTATAAAAACGAAACTCTTTAGAGTATAAATAATTATTGAGATATAAATGTTTTTATTGAGGATTAACATGAACCCAATTGATAGATTTTTAAGCAAATTTGCTAAACAAAATTCAGGGAATGAATGTTGGCAATGGACGGCCTCAAGAACACAACAAGGGTATGGAATGTTTTCATTTCAAGGAAAATCTATACCCGCTCACAGGTTCGCTTATGAACATTATAAAGGTGAAATACCAGACAAACATATCGTTCATCAAGTGTGTCAAAATAATTGTTGTGTAAACCCAGAACACCTTATCGTCTGTACTAAAAGTGAATCAAGATTGAAATATAATTCAACCAGAATACACCCAGACGCTAAAAAATTAATACAAAATATTAAGGAAAGGGGCCCTGAAGAACTTATAGATGATTTTGGATTCAGCAAGGAAGTTTAGAAATAATTCCTCTGCCAATCATCAACCACTTGCCATTTTGTGCCTTCATTGTCTACGTATGTCTGGTCATCCAATCCATTATCAATAATTCCAAATGGTAACATATCCTGTTCCATAGACTTCATTTGGTCTTTATAGATTTGTTTGCGTATATCAAGATCAGTCATGTCTTTGAAATATTGCTGTTGAACTACCCACGCAAAAACCACCAATCCCATTGCAAGATCGTCATGGTGACCCTCTTCAGCTTCATAAGAATTATATTTTGAAGCAAATGTAGTTAATTCTGCAATAGTATCAAAATCTGGTATAATAAGTTTATCTGTCTCAATCATTTCTTTCAGAGCAGCACAACCAATTCTCTTGAGTTGTTTACTGGTTCTTATTCCTAGTTGGGCATTCTTCCCAAAACCCCCTCCTATTTTTTGACCAGATCTTCCATGCATTGAACACATGAGAATATTTTCATACTCTAAATCGTGATGAAGAGATTCTGCTACAGATTGTCCAATATCATTAACCTCTACCAATACCCATGCTCCATTATATTTCATTCCTGTTTGATAAATCACATTAGGATAAATCATTGGAGAAATTTTATTATCTCTATATTTTGCGACCTGTCTATAAGGTATTTGTGTTATATCAAAAATAGAAAAAGCCGAATAGTCTTGTCCTTTACCATGAGAAGTATCAGCTATAAGAGAATAAGACTTCCCCTTAATTGGTTGTTCATAGATATCCAATCCTCCTCTTGACGCTATAGGATTCTGGAATGTCATTGTTTTTAGCTTAGATGGAGCTATAAGTGTCAATGTAGACCCTATAAATTCACACTCAAATTCCTGAGTAAACTGTTGCTGACTTGTATTCTTTATTGTCTCTGTTTTCCATTTATCATCACGGCCTGGTACTTCCCTCCAATCCACCCCAATTGGAGTGTAGTTATTTCTACCCTCTTCCGCATCAACCCATAATTTATAGAACATATTAAGTCCAAGTGGAGTTGATACGATGAAAACTTTAGTAGTTTCACCAGAAGAAATTGTAGGATAAACTGAGGTAAAGAATTGGTCTGCTATGTTGTTTGGAACGTGAGCAAACTCATCAAGAAAAATAATATTGAAAGAACTACCTCTGACTGCAGATGAAGACGTGGCCGCTGCTAGAATCTTAGAACCATTCTCTAGCTCAATGTTTCCTTTATTCCACACGACCACGCCTTGTTGCATCCACTTTGGTAGATGCTCATAAGCTAACTGTAATCTGGAAAGTAATTCACGAGCTGTTGCTAATTTATTTGCTAAGATAGCACAATTTACATTCTCATTAAAAAGGATATAGTGAAGAAGAAAACTGATAATGGTAGTTGATTTGCCCGTCTGTCTGGGCATTTTACATATTACAAATCTATCATTAATAAAGGAATGTATCATTTTTTTCTGATACGGATACATATCAAAACGAATTAATCCCCTATCTACATGAATCACCTTGACATAATTTTCTATGAAATGTTGAGGGTCGCCCATACATTTCTGATATTCTTGTATTGATTCCTCTGTCCATTCGGCAGATTGGCCTACTGCTTTGAGATTAGGATTGCCTAGATAAGTCTCAGCCATCGGTCTTACCTTTTAACAGTTTTTGAAGTTCTGCAGTAGACCCCACAAAAAGAGCATTGGTGACAGTAGTGGGCCCACCCTTTTCGGCTTTAATATCTTTTTTAGTTTTGTGGAGATTGATTAATTCTTTGTTGGTTGTGGTCAATTTGTCTATCATTTGACCAACCACCTCAAAAGCTCTGGGGTGTTCTGATTGTTTCGCTATTTCAAGGAGTTCGTCTAGCCCATCTTGACCGCGTTCAATAAGATTATACAAATTTTCACGAGCGTACTGAAAATCAGTATCTTCATCTTCGCCATTAATAGGCGGTTTTATGTTTTCTACCTTGACAATCTCTTTTTTCGGTTTCTCTATAATCCCCAAAACCTCATCTAAGTGATCGTCTATATTTGCTACTGTCATGTATAATCTTCGCCTGTCTCAGGATTAAAATTCTTACTAGGTTCAAAAAATTCAAAAGTTTCGCTGAACCCGAAATCACTATCAGCTTGTGCAGTAGTTGGGGATGGAACTACCGTATATCTTGACTTCACTACCGCATCTCCAACATCCTGACTTGAACTTTCGCTCATCAGTTTCTCATAATTTCCAGACTCTAGCAGTATATAGTCTGAGGAGGCCAAAGCATCTGCTGTTGTTTCCAGAAGAATATAGTCTTGAACCATTTCCGAAACATCATCATCTTGACCACCAGTAATTCTAAAATTAACCTCAATAGATTTAATAACAGCACCAGTTTTGATATCTGGATAAACAAAACCCTTCATCATAAAACTCAGAGTCCAGATAATAGTTCTTCTTGTAGCAAGTTCACCCTCATATTCATCACTCTGAGATGCTGAATTTAATACAATAGGAACATCTGCCTTGATTCCCATATCTGGAATCGTATTGATTGTGACAGTAAATTCTGGTGTAAAATAAGGAAGAATTTGTTCAAGAATCTGAGTTCCATCTTCAGCATTATTAACCAAAATAAAAAGTTCAAAATCAAAATTATAAGGAACAGGATTGTATTGAGTCATCAAGGAAGATGTTCCAGCTGCAGTATTTGCTGCAAAGTTTCTTCCTATTGTGTTTAATTTTCTGGCTGAATCGTAATTAATACCAGTAAGAGCAAATCCAATCCTTGGTAATCTTGTTGATAAAACTCTTCTATCTGTAGTAGTTTCCTGAAGAGCTAAAATCCATTTCTGTCTTGGGCCATATGCGAGTGGAATCTTAACTCTCTCAAGAACCGCTCCAGCTGAGTTCTTCCTTTCAATGTTGATATCATTGAACAGAGTTCCAAATGCTGCTACATATTTCCGTATTGTTTGGTGATAAAAGGTAGATCCTAACATCAGTAATTAGTCCCTTCACTAAATGGATTTCCTTCCGTGAAATCAAGAACCGAATCAGCATCTGTTTCTATCTGTTTGTTACTTGTAGCTGTATCAGTTGTTCCAGCCTCAATTTGTGCAAGAGTTTCAACAGCTTCGTCTGTTGTTTGTTTGGTTTCGTAAGTACCAGTTGCTAAACTCGTTGCACCAGTAAGAATTTCTCCTACCGCGAATACCCCTGTCATATTGATAAGGTATAGGTATCTCGTTGTAGCATCCCACTTTGCAACTTCTCCTGTCTTTGCAGAAGTACCACCTGTAACTGTCTCTCCTACTTGGAAAGTGCCTGGTGTAGGACTAGAAGCTAACTCAAAGGTACGGACAAAGGATTGTTGAACTTCAATATCATCAATCTCTTCAATTCCAGTATCAATTTTTTCATCAGAGTAAGCGAAGAGTTCACAAACTAAGTCAAATGTTTGAAGAGATCCAGTTTGAAAAAATGTATTGGTATCGGTAACAGCTAAAACTTGAAACAGCCCGTCTGTCAGAGGAAAGTAAATTAGATCACCAGATTTCGGCTCTTTATCTCTATCATTTCCTTCAAAACTGAGTTCAGCCCAGCGTCGTTTTGAAACTGTAAGAGTGATTTGATCTCTAACCTCAAGACCAAAATTTGAAACAAATGTACCCTCACCCTCAAAACCATCTACATTTTTGATGTACATTTCTATGACCCGCGAATCTTTAAACTGTGATACACGGTCTTCGCCAAATAGCTTATCCTCATTGACCATAGTTCTGGGCATATAATTCACATCTATACCATAAACCTTGATGGACTCAATGATTATGCTTTCAAGTAATCGCTGGTCTGGTGTATTTGTTCCGTAGTGATTGAAATACTGATTAGTTGCCATATCAGCCCACCATAAAATCATCTGGAAGTTGATACTTCAGTTGAACCTCTTCTTCTATTTTGTCTATTTCTGTAACGGCATCATCATAGAGTTGTCGGCCGTTTAGTGTCACACCGCCGGGAAGTTGCATTCCCTCAAACTTGATTAAGTTTTGACCCCACTGTTTTTTGAAAAGAGATGTGACATATTTCTTTAGAAACATATCACCATAGACATCTGAATATGTAGCTGGATCTGTGATAACAAAGGCCTCAGAGACAATCCAATCATCAATTTTTACATCATTGCCCCAATCTATATCAAGATATAATCTGTCCGTATGTCTATTATATCTGAATTGAGGCATTCCATGAAATAGTTCATTAATCATGGAAAGTTTTTGCTGAGTCAATACATAACTTTTAAAATCTTGCATCGCTCCCATTGAATATAAATCAGAAAGAGCATATTGATAATTAACAGAGAACATATTTGAGGAATTGTTTGTATCATCATAAAATGGCATAACACTTCTAATACCAATAATATTATTAGATATTGACACATATTGATTATCAAAATCACCAAATGCATTTGCATCAGACGCTGCTGTTGTAGCTGATGCTTCACTTGTTCCACCTGTTACTGTCTCAGCATTTCCAAATGTAGTAGTGGTATTTGCATAATATGTGTTTCCATCTCCTCCCGATTTCACCTCTGGATTCTTATAACGAATTGTAGTATTTGCGCTATGATATTCATGGACTGTAGCTCTTACCCCACTCGTTCCACCTGTAATCTTTTCACCAGCCGTAAAAGTAGTGTTTGACTGTATCTTTAGAGTAGAACTTGTAATTTGATGTTTTAAGAATGTCTTTTCAGTCCCATCAAAATGATATTCTTGAAAAAATTCAAGGGCATCATCCATTCGATCTTCCATCTGGTCATCATCAAGATTCAACTCTACTACTGGATGGCCAAGTTGTCTCTTAGCATAATCTTTAAGTGTTGCTCTGGTAGTTGGTTGTGTCATTTCGTCCTCAATAAGTTGCAGATGGTGAAACTGTTACTACACCCTCAGCAAGTCTTTCTATTACTGTTCCTCCAGATTGCGTATATTCAACATCATACACATATTGGCCAGGAGTAATGGCACCAGTTTGAGTTGCCGTCAGTGAAATGGTTACGTTTGACCCTGCATCTGCACAGGTAAAGGAGACTACATTATTTGATGTGTAATGGGATGGTCTGAGTTTACCGGCACAAGTTCCAGAAGAAATGGTGACATTCCCTCCGGCGGTATTCTTGGCTGTTATCACTTTCTCAAAGGTACACCCTTGATCTATGACCAGATTAACAGTTTGTTTATTGAGAGTGAGTGCCATGAAATCTCCTTATGATTATAAACCTTTCCATATATTTAGTAATGAAAAGGACTTAGGAGATTAAACAGAAGGTTCGTCAGGCCAAGAACTTGTGTCTAAATCCCTGAGATCGCTCAATGTCGTTGTTGCAGAAATTGCCGATTCATGTTCCCCCGCCTTAGTTCTTACAGCATCCCTATATGCCTGAACATCTGAAGGTATTGCAGTTCCAGCATCCGCTTTACGAACAATGTACCAATCATAAGGAACAAGTTTACTGCCCTGAATATCTTTTATTTGTTGAATGGCCTCCCACTGTTTACCTCTTGTCCTAACTTCAGGAGTTCCAGCAACGGTTGTGGAAACAGCTGGTGATAATGTGGAGCCATCAGAATTGAATGCTCTAAGTGTGTTAGAATTTGACCATGAACCTTTTGTGATTTCAACATCAACAAATCCATCAGATTTGGAAATAACTTTTCCTTGTTTTGCTGCAGAAGAATATGTAGAAGAACTTGCTACCTTCTGGTCTGGTACAAATCCATCTGAATCAGAAACAGGAATTGCATAAACATCTTTAAGTGGCTTTTCAGTACTTGTGTATGTTCCTGTTACTCCTGTTACATTATCGTCATCATCTTTGGTGACTGCATAAGCAGGAGTAGAAATATTGTACCAAGCCGAGTCTTCTGGGGAATTGGTCATCGTGATAGACCAAATATTTAAAGCCCTCAATTCAGAAGCAGTCCAAAGAGAGAAGATACTCGCTGGATATTGGACTCCATCAAGAGTTATTCCAATCGGTCTTGTGTATAACTGAGCGATGTTATCATCGTTATTGAGTCGTGCCCACATTGTTATCTTCCTTTAGTATTGTGAATTACTGTTATATTTATAAACTTTTGTTATCTTGCTGTTGCATACTTGAATGGCATTTCAGCCCAGGCCGCATATACGAATGTATTTGTACTTTGATTCGTTGTATTTTCTGTGGTACGAACTTTAAATCCATTAGATAAGAAATCAATATCGCCATTATCGGTTTCTGCCGCAGTATCATTTGGAAATAGCGCATTATCACAAGGATTATGAGGACTTCGTTTATTATCTTGCAGGTGCCAATATTGAGCACTACTTGCATTCTTAATCATAACCATCGCTGGTTTAAAACCTAAATAAACAAACGGCCCATCTGCGTCATCATTTGCTCTATAACTTCCGAACTTGGAGTAGCCTTCTATACCGTGCCAACAGTACATAATTTGCATTTTATTAGAAACATTTGTACCATGATTTCCTAATGTAACTACAGTG